GGTAAAAAAATTAAATTCCTTGCAAGTGACCCCCCTGCAACAGTGGCTGAAGGTCAAGTCTGGTATAATGGAGCAGATTTTAAAACAGCTATTTTTTCAGAAGCATGGTCATCTGGTGGAAATTTAAATGTCACTAGAGGTTCTTTAAGTGGATCAGGAACTTTAACTGCAGGATTAGTTGCTGGAGGAACTACCGCTACTGTAGCATTTGAAGACGCAACAGAAGAATATGATGGTACATCTTGGACTAATGGTGGTAATTTAAACACAGGAAGAAAACTATCTGCTACTATGGGACCACAAACAGCTGGTTTTCAAGTAGGTGGTATCAAAGCGCCTGCAAATACAGCTTCGGCTAATGTTGAGGATTATGACGGTTCATCTTGGACTAATGGTACAGCTTTAAATCTTGGAAGATATGCTTTAGGAGGTGCTGGAACTAATTCAGCAACTGTGGTATTTGGTGGAAATAATATAGGTGGAACAGGAACTACTGCTAATGTTGAAGAATGGAATGGTTCAGCTTGGTCTGAAGTAAATAATATGCCAGCAGCAATTCTTGGTCAAAAGGGTTGTGGAGTTTTAACTGCTGCTTTATCTATTGGGGGCAACAGTAGTAATGTAACTACAAGTCATTATGATGGAACAAATTGGTCAGAAGGAGGAAATTTAACTACTGGTAGAGCAAATGGAGGAGCAGCAGGAACACTAACTGCCGCTATTGTTGCTTCAGGTTCTAATGGGGGTCTTCAAGCTGCTACAGAAATATATGACGGAACTTCTTGGAAAAATTCAAGTGATGTTGCAACTGCAAGAGGAGAATGTGCTGGTAGTAAAGAAGGATCAACTGCTTCAATGACTATAGCTGGAGGAGAATCACCTTCCAGAACAAACGCAACAGAAGAATTTACAGCAGAATTTAGTGTAAAAACAATAACAGATAGTTGATTTAATTTAATATAAGAGATATAAACAAAACGGAGGATTAATATGGCAATATTTATATACGGCACGGCAACAAACACAGGTAAAAATTTTTTTACTCATCAAGACAGAAGAAATTTTTTTTTAAGAGGATACACTGGTCACGATGGATCTAATAACATTGATACTTGGGTTATAGGTGCTAATGAAAAAGGCGCACTATGGTTAGCTGAAAAATCTGGTACTGAACAAACTAAAGCAGAAGCACAAGCATTAGTTAAAGCTGCTGATGTTATAGCTAGAACAGCTTGGGACGACAATGATGTTGATGATGAATCAGCAGATGAAAAAGTTGCAAGATTAGGTGCAAAGCCAGGTTTTATAACATTACCTTAAAGGAATTTTAAATGTCAACTTACCAAGAAATTAAAGGCTTGAAGGTAAAGTTTCTTGATGCTGACACGTCAGGAGATAGAGCTGTTGAAGGTGAAATTTTTTATAACTCTACAGCTGCTACTATTGCAACACACATAGGAGTTGGTGCATGGTCAGCTGGTTCAAATATGATTGGAGGTAGAAGATTTGCTGGGGGTACAGGAACACAAACAGCAGCATTAACTTTTGGCGGAGAGCAAGGAGCTCCTGAATCTCTTCTTGCTACAACAGAAGAATATAATGGCGCTGGTTGGTCAACTGGTGGAAATTTAAATGACGCAAAAGAAGGTGTTTCTGGTTTTGGAACTCAAACAGCTTCGGTCAGTGTTGGAGGAAAAATTCCAGGTGTAACTGCTCAAGTAGAAGAATATAATGGATCAACTTGGTCAGAAGTTACAAACGTTCCTGCAGTTATAGCAGGCGGAGCTGGCGCTGGAACTTTGACGGCAGGATTATTTTTTGGTGGATCTGTTCCAGGAAAATCAAATGCAACTTTAGAATATGATGGAACTAATTGGACAACAGGTGGAAATTTAAATACAGCTAGAGGGTATCTAGGGGGTCTTGGAACACAGACCGCAGCTTCAGCAATTGCAGGTTTAGGTCCCGCCCCAGGTAATGTTGCAATTCAAGAACAATATAATGGTACTGCTTGGTCTGAAGTTGGAGACATGAATACAGCAAGACGTTCTTTGGGAGCAAGTGGAATTCAAACTGCTGCTTTAGGTTTTGCAGGTTATACTAATGCAGCTCAAGTTCTTACAGAATTATGGGATGGAACATCTTGGACAGAAGTTGCTGATCTAGGCACCTCTAGATATAGAATAGCAAGTGGAACAAGTGCTACTTCTAGCGCTTCAATAGGTTTTGGTGGTGGACCTGGAGGATCAAAATTAACAGAAGAATGGAATTTATCAATATCATCAACAACAGCTGCTGCATGGGCAAGCGGTGGTAATATGGGAACAGGAAGATATGGTCTTGCTGGAACAGGAACTCAAACTGCAGCATTGGCAGCAGGAGGTTATGGTACAAATATAACTTCAAATGTGGAAGAATATAATGGAGCATCTTGGAGTGAAGTTACTAATCTTCCCGCAAATACAAAAGGTGCAACAGCAGTTGGTCTTCAAACAGCAGCATTGGTAGCAGGCGGAGGTCCTCCTGCTGGAAATGAAAGTTTTGATTACGATGGAAGTAGCTGGACAGCGGGTGGTGATTTAACTACTGCTAGATTTGGTACAGGGGGTAATGGTATAGCAACTGCAGCTTTGTTTGCATCAGGATCAGCTGTTACTGCTGAAGGTAATTTAGCAGCCACCGAAGAATGTTTGCATCAGGATCAGCTGTTACTGCTGAAGGTAATTTAGCAGCCACCGAAGAATATGATGGTTCATCTTTTGCTAATGGTGGAAATGTAAATACAGCAAGAAGAGGTGGTCAAAGTGCAGGAACACAAACTGCTGCTGTTTTTTTTACAGGTTATACGAGTACAACAACTACTAATACCGAAGAATATAATGGTTCAGCATGGACAAATGTTACTGCAGCAAATGTTGCTAGAGAAGGAGGATTAGGTGGAGGTACTTTACAGACTGCAGCTTTTATAGCAACTGGAAATCCTGGTACTTTAACAGAACATTATGATGGCACAACATGGGCAACAGCACCTAGTGTTACTACAGCAAGAGTTAAAGGTGGGGGTGCTGGAACTACAGATTCTGGTTTAGGTTTTGGTGGGTATGCCACAAAAGTTAATACAGAAGAATTTACAAGTAAAGTAGTATCCCTAAACACAGCTAAAACAATTGACTTTGATTAATTAATCATTATATTATTTTTAAATGAAAGGACTAAATAATGACTATTGAAAAAAGAAATATAAAAGAACTTATTGAAAAAGAAGCTCCTAATTTAAATAACATATTAGAACCAGAAGACGTATCTGTATTTAAAGCAATGACGGAAGAACTTCGTGATACGTGGACGAAGAAACAAATGTTTAGAACAGAAACAGAAATGTCTTTTTCTGTATTAAACGATGCAAAGTATCCAACTAAAGCTGCTAAATATTGGCAGTGTGTTAGAGAACAAAATGTATTTTTAGAAAATTTAATGAATTTATCTTTTGATTTTAGAAGAACAGAAGTTAAGATTAAAAGATTACAAGAAAAATTAGATAACGAAGAAAACGAATTAAAGAAAGAATTACTACAAATTGATATAGATGAAAAAGTATATGGTAAAGCATCTATGCAATTAGTTGCTCGTGATAGAATGAGAGAAATTAAATTGTGGTCTAAATTTAAAAAACAATTTGATGACGGTTCTTTTGATACAAAAAACGTTAACACTCACCAATTAGATTCTTATCATTTAACAATGAAAAATAAAGCAGAGACCCTAACTCAAGGATCTTCGCAACCAGAAGTGTTTAATGTATTAGGTCAATTACAATCTATTCAAAGAATAAAGAAAGAAAATGGACAGATCGAAGCTACTAAAAAACCAATATTACCAGGGCTTACAGCCAAAGGATAAACAGTTATTTTTTTTAGTTGCAATGCCGAGGTCAGGTAACACCTTGTTTGCATCTATTATAAATCAAAATCCTAATGTAGTTTGCACTGCTAACTCTATTACATTAGAGGTAATGAAAGATTTACATTTGTTAAAACAAACAGATGTGTTTCAAAATTATCCAGATTATAAATCTTTAGATAATGTGCTTGATGCAGTTTATGACAATTATTACAAAGATTGGCCACAACAATATATAATTGATCGTGGACCTGTAATGACAACAGGTAATTTTAAATTAATGCAAAAACATTATAAACGTCCTTTTAAATGTATTGTAATTGTTAGAGATTTAATGGATGTGTTAGCCTCATATATTAAATGGTTTGAAAACGAACCTACAGCTTTTGTTAATCGATTTACTAATACTATTGAAGGCAAGTTATCTGAAATTATGAATACTAAAGGAGCAGTAGCTAAAGATTTAGAAGCAATTAAAAACGCTTACAATTATCCTGACATTTGTAAATTTATTAAATATGATTATTTAGTATCTAACCCTGAACAATGTATTAATTATGACGACACCATAATTGGAAACAATATGCATAAAATAAAAACAGAAATAAAGAAAGAATACAACCCTTATATAGAAAAAATACCACAACGTATAAAAGAAAAATATGGACACATCAGATTTTAATTTTGTATTTTTAGGTCAATCTGTTTTAAAATATCAAGTGCCTCTTGATATATATACTATTATAAATGATATATATGAAAAACGTAAACATGAATTATATCCTGCTAATAGACAACTTGTAGGTAAGATAGAAAACGAACACTCTTTGTTTTTTGATGGTGCACCTAATAATAAAATGCAGCCCCATAGACATTTACCAGATAATGTTATGTACTGGTTTAAAGAAAAATTTAAACATTATTTAGATTGGAATAAAATAACAGATTACAATATGCATTTAAATTCTGGTTGGATTAATGAAATGAAAGAACATGAATATAATCCCATACATGTTCATCAAGGAACTTTATATTCAGGTCTATCTTCTGTTATGATTTTAAAACTACCACAACAAACAGGAGTAGAGTATTCAGCAAAAGATAAACCTATGAATGGTAGATTACAAATAATGGGAAATTCTTCTGGGCAGTTTTGTAATACAGATTATTGTCCAAATGTAGAAGAAAGAGATTTTTATATATTTCCTTATGATGTAAGACATTGTGTTTATCCTTTTAATGGACCAGGGTTAAGAAGAACTTTATCTTTTAATTGTGATGTAGAATATAACCCAATAACAAATAGGAGTGCTTCGTGATAATAACAGAACCTAAATGGAAAAGTTGGATAGTTGAAACTACCACACCTTTATTTACTCCAGAACAATGTCAAAAAATTATTGATGCAGGTAGAAGACAAAAACCACAACAAGCACAAGTGGGTATGAATAAACCAAGTGGGGGTATTGATACTAAAAAAAGAACAACAACTATTAGTTGGTTACCTTTTAAAAAAATGGAACCCATGTATAATGATATTAATCAATTTATACAAAAAGCAAATAAAAACCATTTTGGATTTGGAGATATAAAAATTACAGAACAAGCACAGTTTACAGAATACCCTGAAGGAGGTTTTTATGATTGGCACATGGATACAGATGTTAACATGCAATACGAACCTCCAGTGCGAAAAATATCTATGACACTATTGTTGTCACCTGAAGATCAATTTGAAGGTGGTGATTTAGAACTTATGGCTCCAGGTAAAAGAGCAAATATAAAACAAGGACATGCAATAATATTTGCATCATTTTTAAATCATAGAGTTGCACCTGTAACTAAAGGCGTTAGACAATCACTTGTTATGTGGTTTGGTGGAGACCCATTTAAATGATTATAGAACAATTTTTTCCAACGTTTGTCTATGGTAAAGATGTAGAATTAGATAATAAACAATTAGCACAAGATATAACTAATTGGTCTAATCAAGATAAAGGTGTTAATAAAACAAATTACAAAGGTTGGCATTCAACAACAGACATGGCAGTTAAACCCGAGTATCAATTATTAATAACAGAATTAATGAGAATGCAACAAGAGATATATGAAAAAGAACATTTAGATAGATATGCAAAATTAGGTAATATGTGGGCTAATATAAATCCACCAGGAGGTATGAACCAATCACACATACACCCTAATGCATTATTTAGTGGTGTATATTATGTTAAATCAAATCCTAAAGCAGGACGACTTAAAATATATGATCCAAGACCAGGTGCACAAATTAATATGCCTGCAAGAAAACCAGGTGACCCTGGTAAAGATTTATGGAGAGATGCAAATATAGAACCAATACCAGGTAGAATTATTATGTTTCCTGCATGGTTGTGGCATTCAGTTGAACCTAATCAATCAGATAATACTTAATATGCCAGCAAGAAAACCAGGTAATCCTGGTCAACATTTGTGGAGAGATGCAAATATAGAACCAATACCAGGTAGAATTATAATGTTTCCCGCATGGTTGTGGCATTCAGTTGAAGAAAATAAATCAGATAACACAAGAATATCAGTAAGTTTTAATTTTATACAAGATGGCTTTTAATAAATATCAAATAATCAAAGGTGCAGTTAACTACGAGTTAGCTAACTTTATATATAATTATTTTCTTCTTAAACGTGATGCAGTTAAATATATGTATGACAACAATATACTTTACGACATAGGTTTACACGGCACATGGAAAGATGAACAAATTCCTAATACCTATTCTCATTATGCAGATAATGTAATGGAGACTTTATTAATGAAAGTATTACCTGTTATGCAACAAGAAACAGGTCTTGAGCTAATACCCACATATTCATATGCTAGAATATATAAACAAGGGGATATCTTACATAAACATAAAGATAGACCTAGTTGTGAGATATCAACTAGCGTTCATTTAGGTGGAGATCCGTGGTCTATATTTGTAGAAGGAACAGAAGTCAGACTTGAAGTAGGTGATATGTTAGTGTATAGTGGTTGCGAGTTAGAACATTGGAGAGAACCCTTTGAAGGAAACACTTGCGCTCAAGTATTTCTTCACTATAACCATGTAAATGGTCCTTTTGCTAAAGAAAATAGGTTTGACAAAAGGCCGATGTTAGGTATTCCTAAATAAGGAATATATAATATAATGGAGTTCTATGTTACAAAAAGTAAACTTTCAACCTGGGTTTAATAAACAAGTCACATCAACTGGCGGAGAAGGCCAATGGGTTGAAGGTGATAATGTTAGATTTAGATATGGTTATCCAGAAAAAATAGGAGGATGGGCTCAATTAGGTTCTACAAGTTTAACTGGTAGAAACACAGCAATACACCATTTTGTAAATGCTAGTGGTATTAAATTTGCAGCTCTTGGAACAAACAGAATTTTATACGTATACTCTGGAGGTATTTTTTATGACGTACACCCTATTAAAGCTACTACAACTTTAACTAGTGCATTTTCTACAACTAATGGATCAGCAGTTGTTACAATAACTTTTTCATCTGCACACAATATAAATAAAAGTGATGTAATATTATTAGATAGTTTTACATCTATTACTAATTCTAATTTTGGATCTGGTGATTTTACAGACATAAAATTTATGGTAACAGATATACCAACTGATACTACATTAACTATTACAATGCCCTCTAACGAGTCAGGATCTGGTGCAAGTACATCTGGAGGTATTAAAGTACAACATTATTATCCAGTAGGCTTACAATAACTTTTGCATCTGCACACAATATAAACAAAAGCGATGTAGTATTATTAGATAACTTTACATCTATTACTAATTCAAATTTTACATCAGGTAATTTTGAAGATATAAAATTTATGGTAACAGATATACCAACTGATACTACTTTAACAATAACTATGCCTTCTAACGAAAGTGGTTCTGGTGCAAGTACATCTGGAGGTATTAGAGTACAACATTATTATCCAGTTGGACCAGCAGTTGAAGTTGCATCTACTGGTTGGGGTCTTGGATCATGGGGTGGTGTACAACAAGGACAATTTACGTCAACTCTTTCATCAGGTATAAATGCATCGGTAACTTCTTTAACTATGGCAAGTTCATCTTCTTTTTCATCATCAGGTACAGTACAGATTGGTTCTGAATTAATTACTTACACTGGAAATAGTAGTGGTACATTATCTGGATTAACTAGAGGAGCTTCAGGTACAACAGCAGCAATTCACTCAAGTGGCGCAACCGTAACAGATGCATCAGGTTTTTTTGCATGGAACGCTGCAGCGTCTGGTGATATTGTAACAGATCCAGGACTATGGTCCTTGGACAATTTAGGTAATAGCCTAGTTGCAACAATATTTAATGGCGAAAGTTTTACATGGAATTCAGATGCAAATAACGCTACAAACACTAGAGCAGCTATTGCAACGGGTGCACCAACAGCATCACGGGATATGTTAGTATCAACACCTGATAGACACTTAATTTTTTTTGGAACAGAAACTACAATTGGAACTCCTTCGACTCAAGACGAAATGTTTATAAGATTTTCTTCTCAAGAAGATATTACAGATTATACACCTACAGCAACCAATAGTGCCGGTACACAAAGACTGGCTGATGGATCACGGATCGTGGGCGCACTAAGAGGTAGAAATGCTATTTACGTTTGGACTGATACTGCATTGTTTATTATGAGATTTGTTGGAGCACCATTTACATTTGCCTTTGAACAAGTTGGAACTAACTGTGGTTTGATTGGTAAGAATGCTTGTGTTGAAGTTGATGGTACAGCATACTGGATGTCAGAAAATGGTTTCTTTAAATATGGTGGACAACTAGAATCACTACCTTGTTTAGTTGAGGATCATGTGTTTGATGATATAAATACAATTCCTAAACAACACATTAATGCAGGTCTTAATAACTTGTTTGGTGAGATTAGTTGGTTCTATCCAAATTCTGGATCTAACGTGGTTAATAGAGTTGTTACTTACAATTATATAGAATCATCAAACGATAGACCTATATGGACTACAGGTACATTAGACAGAACAGCTTGGTCTGATTCTGCTGTGTTTGGTAAACCTCATGCATCACAGTATGATGCTAATACTAATGTTGGATCTACTAGTACAACTTATGTACAAGGTAATACAGATGGTTCATCAATATATTATGAACATGAAAAAGGATTAGATCAAATTAAAGAAGGTGCAACAAGTGCAATAACTTCTAATATACAATCAGGAGATTTTGATATAGGTATGACAGAAGG